GGTAAGTTGGTAAGTAGCCATAAAAAACAATGACTTAGAGCAAAAAACTAACTTACCGTGATAAGAAGTAACCTCCGTAAGTTGCCTCAAAAAACCGAACAATTTCAGTGACTTACTACTTACCGTCATTTTTACTTACCGAGTAAGTTGGTAAGCGGTAAGTAAATCACTCATAAAGCACCACAATTTTGGGGTCATCAGTGGTCTTATAAAACGTACCATTAAGGGTACAAACATAACCTAAATACTCCATCATTTGGGCGTAATTTCTATAACATTCTGCACATGAAGTTAAATCATAAGAGCAGTTAATATGATGCAAAACCGATGCGTTTAATTTTTGTGATATTCCTTTTTCTGTAGCGCAGCCCAAACAAATTGTTCGGTTATTCATCACCAGTTCCATTCCAATAATAATTTTTTCTTTACAATGCGAACAATTCTTCTGTTTTTTATTAGCCATTTTAGACCTCTTGACTAACGCTTTGTGTTTCCATACTGCTATTAAGCGTAGTGTAGTCACGCCTTTTAGCTATGGTTTCCCATTGTTTCACGGCTTGATCGTAGTTATCGGCTTCGATTTGAACCATGTAATACTTTGTTTCTTTACAATGAATAACAAACTTTTCTTTTGGTAATTTTCTAATCATTATGCTCCTCCTATACAGCTTGCCATAATTTTATGATCTATTGGCTCCTCACCAAAATTATCAAATATAGCTCCTTCGATTAACAATTCACTTTTGATTATATCTGCACGACATTGATCCATAGTCGCATAGTACACTTGACTTTGGTGCATAATACACTTCTGTTCGCCACCGTCATAACGACTACCTTCTGCCCATATAACACATATAAGAACAAACATTTTAACCATTGTTTTTATCTTCTTCTTTACAACGTTCACATACGTCTTTTTCTTCGGGTGGTTCATCTGCCCAAAACATTTCGTTACAATCTATACATTCGTACTCGCCCATTTATTCCTCCTTTATTTCCCGAACAATTCTTCGCTTTGTACGCTGGCGCTCTTTAGCCTTAGCAGATTTTTTAAGAGATTTTTCCCATGATCTGCTAGTGCTATGAATTTTTGCTCGCTTTACCATTCTTTCATCTTGTACAAAATCCGAACAATTTTATCCATGATGGTAATTTTGTACGGAGTAGCATGCTGAATGTGTATTCTTATAAACTTTTCATTAAGCAATTTGTCGCTCCTCGTCTCTTGTTGTTGGGTTCCATTTATGCTGAATTTCTTCGATTTCAGATTGACTAACACCGTATGAACGTAATGCTTTAGCCATGACCCGATCCGCAGTATCTGTCCATACAATCGCATGTAACATTGCCCAAATCCATGCACCAATTTCTTTCTCCTTTGTTGTGTTATTACGAGATTGATTACCGCCAAGTATATGACCAATTTCATGTAAGGCAGACACATAATAGCCCGTGTTTTTAGTCGGTCTAATGGTTATATGTCGCCTAGACGGAATAGCAGAATACCTAGGATTATTTTCTGTTAACGATTGATAGCTTACAGTTATGTTTTCCAATGCGGCTAATTCCTGGATATGCAATGCCATATCTATTCTTTTAACTAAAATCATGGTTGCAACCTTTCAAAACTAATTTCTTGTTGAAATTCATTAAGCAAATCCTTTGCATGTTCTACATACATATCAAGACCAAACTTAACCTTGACTTGCTTTAACACTTGCTCATTTGTGTAGTCCTGCAACTGCTGACCTACAAACAATTCTACTTCAAGTAGTTTATCAGATAGTCTACTCATAATAATCCTCCGTATTTATGTTAAACTCATGTCTCATTTTCCACATAGCAGAATTCATATCCCGTATGTCAGATAAATAAATGTCTTCCATGTCTCTAATATTTCCTAAAACAGTTACTAAAGATTGATGAGCTAAGTTAACAGCTTCTTTTTGTTCAGAAGACAAAGCCTTCAATCCTTTTTTTCTATTAATTGAAATTTTTTCTTGTTTTAGCTCCCATTCGCTTTTATTAGTCATCTTAATTTCCTTCCTTTGCTAGTTAAGATAGTTCTATATAGCGAATATAGTATTCAATACTACTATATTGTCAACAAAAAAATTATTCTTTTTTAGTTTTCCAAAAATATTCGTCAGTATCGCCTAGCCTTGTGTTATTACCGTTCTCAACTTGGTACTCAACTGTACTAACTTTAAAGTCGGGTATTTTAGGCTTTTCAGGAGTCAGGCTGTTATCATATATTCTCATTCTATTGTTCGGATATAAACAATATTGTCCATTGTTCAACTGTAACAAATTAAATGATTTATGTTCTTCAGGTATTTCACTGGTGCTGTAGTCGATTATGTCAGGCTGATTATGATAGTTATCTAATGTGCATATATATGTGCCTTTGACGATACCAAAATCTCTTGTCAGGACTTCAAAATCCATACTACCAATAAATTGTTTATGTATAGCTGTGACGTTATAATCCATACAATTCCAAAATTGTAGGTTAGGTAAGTTCATATCCAGTTTAGGCGTAACTGGCTTAGATACAAACGCTGATATGGGAAGTTTATCAAACATGGCCCCATATTCGGGTAAATAAGTTTCAAAGTAAAAAGCTCGACCCGCTATAGACTTAGCTGTAATCCACACGCCCTCTACAAATTGCCCATGCCCGTCTTGTAAATCTCTTAAATATTCTTTTCTAACCCAAACTTTTTCTGCTGGTAAATTGCATATTAACTCTGGCATTACATGTTCTCATCATCAATGCTGCTAACAGGAGAATAATATGATCTGTCAGGAACTTTTGATACTTTACCGTATAATTGTTCGGTTGCAGCCCTGGGATCATCTTCAAATTTTTCATCCATTCCTAATTCTTCAGGGGTCATTTTACTATTTCTTTTCTGTAAATCTTTAAAAACTTTTTTAATCTCAGCATTACCAGCTTGTCTGTCATAATTGCAACTAACGCAAAATTTAGCTTTTTCATAACGCCCTATTTTCATTTCTGCACCGCAATTAATACATTTTTTCATTATCTTTGCCGCCTGTTTTGAAGTAACTTTCATCTGGAACGCACACCCAGCAATGCCAGTTCCAGCCTCCATCAATAGAATACGAAGCTCCAGACCTGCCACAAACCGAACAATTATTTGGTTTTTCTTTTGTCTGTACAACTGGTTGCCAAGTTCTTCTTCGACTTTGTTCGCTCATTACGCATTCTCCGTTGCTGTTGATGCTTCATATTCTCCTCTGCTCATGTCGCCATCTGTAGTTCCAAGCCACTTACGACCACCTGACCTACTAAAAGAGTACTTACCAATTCGTCCTTCTGCAAGTAATTCCCGAACAATTCCATCAACCATTCTTTGTGTGCAGTTATCTAAAGTTCTTGGTGCGTCTGGATCTGCACTCATACGTTGCAAAATGGCATCAGCTCCCGATTGCTGTGTTAATGCTCTACCTTCCCGCTCACATGTGGCAATCCAAGAAAATAAAGCATCTTTCTTTATCTCCCGATTACTTCCAGAATGCAGTCTTGATATGTCTTCCGATTTGTCTTCTAGTAGTCCAGAATACATATCCCGAACAAAATGCCTTATGTCACGCCTTGCAGGGCCATTTGACTTAACAACTGCACCGTCAAAGCATCTGTTTCTTTGGTATTCTATACCTAAATCTTGACAACGCCTACGACCAGTAGCCTCATCAACTTGCCATATAGCAAACGCACAACGAACACCATCAACCAGTGCTGAAGTACCTCTAATCATATTTCTTGCTTGTTCGGGAGATGCAACCGCCACATCATCTTTAATCTTTGTCATATGGTGACACATCATCACTGAAGCTCCAGTTTCTGTAGCCACTTGTGCCAGTAATCCCGTTAGTGCAGCTCCTGCTGCTGGATCAGAATTTACATCCGCATGGACAAATGATGCTAACGGATCAAAAACGATTAACTTCAAGTTATTCATTTGTATAATTTGTTCGTATATTTTCTCAAACTCAACGCTAGTCTTATATCCGTCACTGGTTTCCTGAAGTATTGGAAATACACCACCAACATTAGGAAGAGATACAATCCTGATCTCATGTTCATAGTCAAAACGAGAATTGTTCGGGTCTAAACGCTCAATTCTTCTGTGCATTTCACCTTCATCATCCTCTGCTGTAAAAATAATTGTATTGCCAAACTCTGTAATATTATCCCCGAAGGCACTTGTCATAGGCTGACCGCTTGACACTTTCATTGCCAAATCTAATGTCATCATACCTTTACCCGCATCTCCCGCTGCTGAAAATATAATAGGCACACCTAATGGTAATGTGTCTCCGATCAAAAACTTTTGTTCAGGAGCTTGACCCTGAAACCTTTTAATCAATAAACTTTCATCCAGTAAGTTAATTGTTTTCTTTACATGCTTTATTGTTGTGTTAAGAAAATTACCAATGTCAAAGTTTTCTGCAATAGCATCCGCTGCATCCCATCTTTCTGGCTTACCCGCTGGAGGAGTCAACATTGTTACTGACCTAGCTCCCGCATTCATAGCTAAATCCTGAACCAGTTCAGCAACTTTCTTACCCGCTGTATCGTTGTCGGGCCATATTGTTAATTCTTTTCCGTTCAATGGTGAAAAATCAAACTGACTTGCTGATTTGCGAGATAACATACCCGCTCCTCCCATAGTACATGTAGCTGTAAATCCTAGTTCGTTAAGTGCATCAGCACACTTCTCACCTTCTACCCAAATAACTTTGTCTGAAGCAGAAATGTTCGGTATGTTATACAATGGTCTAACATCAGGCATCTTAGGATATGGATTGTTTCCAGTAAACTGACGAAACTCTTTCTTAGGCTTACCGTGGTCGTCCATAACAGGATTACCAGCACCATCTCTCATATTGTATCGTCTAACTATACAAAGTATTTCTCCATCTGCATTTAAATACAAATGTTCGGTATCAAATGGCGTGTTCATTGTTATCTGTTGACGCAAAGATGGATTAATAATTGGTGGTTGAGCGCCCTGATCCCTGACAAAACTTGGTGAATCGTCTAAATAATTTCCGAACAATTCTTTAATTTCAGGTAAACGCATGCCTCTACCTTCCATTAATATCTTAACAATACCCCCGATACCTGACGCACCGTTAAAGTCCTGACCCTTCATAAAGTATGGTGATCTGGGATTTATATCTATTTTTAATGATTGACCAGGTTCTCCAGATAATGATCCAATTGAGAATTGATCGCCACGAATTACACCGTTTGGGTATGTGTTTCTAAGCTCACTTATCTGCACTTCTGGTGGCACTTTTTGGCTAATTAATTCTACCAATTCGTGTGAGTTCATATCACGATTTTTATTGCCAAGTCTTATTATAGTCATTATTATATCCTTACTTCGTTGGCTGAAGTTATAGGCGACATTTGTTTGTTTCTCTACCTTTCATGTCGCCTATTTTAACTCCAACATCTATCTTGAAATTCACACCATTTACAGTCAAAGAAATCTCTTGAGAATGCCACTCTAGGTAAAATTTCATTTGCTTTTGTTGCTTCTAAAATATTAACAGCCTTATCACTAATCTCTTGCGCCAAAACTTTATCAAACGGAACAAGTTCGTAATATATCTGACTTGTATTTTTATTTAATACGGTAAATAGACATGGATGCTCTGTTAAGTTCATGTATGCTTGATACAAAGCTATCTGAGCTGCGTAAACTGGATTGGTTCTAGCTACGCCTTTCATCATAAATTCTCTAAACTTCTTATCATTGGCTGATTTATTTTCCCACAAACACGGATACCCCATGTCCACAGGACCTCCACATATTACCCCATCTATATGACCTTTAATTTCCCCATCTGCGATAGAGAAACCAAATTGTTCGCCTTTTTTGTCTTCTGTACGCAAATCAAAGTTAGCATTTTTTAACCATTGTGCAACAGAATCTTCAATTTCATGTCCAAACTGAAAGATTCTCAAGGTATTTGCACTGAAGTCACGACCTTCATCAGCTTCATATCCCATGTATCTATATTGTATTTTTCTGGAACATGATTCGCCAAGAGATGAACCACCTAAATAAGTTCGTTTAGTTCTTTTATTATTTTGATCGACTATGCTTTGATCTATAGCATTTGATATTAATTGTGTTATTTCTTTAGAAGGGAGCATTGCCACCTCCCGACCATGATTTATCTGAGTATTGAAAGTGGATACGAGCAATATATTCTCCGTTGTAAAACTCGTCTACATTAGACGATAATTGTATATTGGATATTATACCAACAACTTCGTCTTCTGACAAATCGCACAATTTTTTATCCCAACCTATTTCCGAACAAATTCGAGCAAACCTCTTTAATGGATGGTTATCTGACATTCGTCATCCTCCTGAATGTAAAAATGTAAATCAAAAGTTGCTCCAAAATAATGAACAATCGCTTTACCACTAACTACGTTATCAAAATCACTACAAGTATCTAAAATAGCATTGTTAATATACTCCATAAGTTCCTCTTTGTTGCAGTCAAGATCGACAGGAACAAACATCTTGCCTTCCTTTTTGCTTACAGGACGCTCAAAAAACAAAGTATAATCAACTCTGATGCTTGCCATCTTTTGCCTCTATAGCTAGTGCTGCATACCCGATAACATCAATCATATTATCCTCTACCTTTGGATTCTGACTGTTTCTAATTTGTTTAATGCCTATCATTGCTCTATAAACATCATGTATATCAAGAGGCTCTTTTAATTTTTTTCTTAACAATATGTTCCATATTTCAGCTATGTATGTATGAGTTTCTGTAGCATCTCCATGAGTTTTAGCTCTAGGTCCGTTTATAATTAAATCTACTTTTTTTAGTGCTTCACTTCGGTGCATTTTTTTCTCCTATGATTATAATTCTTTTGTCTATTTGATCCTTATTCCAAACATAATTCAACCAGCAAGCGGCTTTATATTTGTTCCAACTAAAATCTATTGGCTTTATATCAACACCATAACGTCTTAACATATCAGATTGTTTTGGCGTTACAGCTTCATTTAACCATCTTTTACCTTTCTTGGCAGCATCACTGTCTTCAATCTGTCTTAGGAAGTCATCAGCAGATGCTACAGCTTGTTCTTTGGTACCAACACTAACTACCCTTAATTTGCCTCCTGTGCGCTTTACAAGAGCTATAGATATGTCATCTAAGTGTGCAACCATACCAAACCCATTAAAGCCACTAGCACTCATGCAAACGCCATTATTAAATAAGTCAATCCATCTAAATGGTGATCTGTCCATAAGATCAACTTCGGTCATTACAAAATCTTCTAATGCTTCTTTACCTTCTGCACCAAACTCATGTCCACAGATAGGGCATTCACGAGATGATAATGGCACTTCTGATTGGCAATCTGGACATATCTTAATAGGAGCTTCACCAGCCCTTTGAGCTTCAGCGCCTTCAAGATTAACACCCTCATCCAACGATCCGTGTGTAAGTACACTTGTTCCAAAGTCTAAAACCACACAATCTTTTTTAATAACATCTGGATGTTCTTCTGGATCTATTGTTCGTAAGCCACGACCAATCATCTGTACCATTGTAGATTTGTATGAACATGGTCTTGTAAGAACAATACAACTAACAGGTGGAGCATCAAATCCTTCTGTAAGGACAGCTACATTAACAACAACTTGTATGTCTCCATGTTCCAAGTCATGTAATATTTGTTTGCGTTCCTCTGCTGGCGTGTCACCAGTAACTAATTCCGCTCTAACATTTGATCTACGATACTCATCACATACATCTTGTGCATGTACGATTGTAGAACAGAACACAACTGTCTTTCTGTTTCCCGCCTTATCTTTCCATTCATCTACGATTTTCTCATTGATAGCTCGCTTATTCATAATCCGTTCAACTTCGCCCATGTCAAAGTCTGAAACAGTTCTGCGGACATTTTGTAAATCATCTGTAACACCTACATCAATAACAAATGTTTTAGGTGGCACAAGAAAACCCTCACGAATAAGAGTTCCTATCTCAATCTGATGCGAACAATTATTGAAAACAGTCTTTAAACCTTTTTTATCTCCACGATTAGGAGTCGCTGTGAAGCCAACTATCTCTACAGAATTGTTCGCTTCTCTGACCCTGTTAATAATTCTTTGATATGTATCTGCTATTGCATGGTGACTTTCGTCAATCACAACCATGTCAACAGGCTTCATGTTATCCAAATTGTTCGGTCTTGAAAGCGTCTGTACCATACTAAATATGGTTTCTCCAGACCAATCTTTCTCTGATCCGTCAACTATACTTGTAGATATATTTGGATTAACACGGGAAAATTTCTGTGCATTCTGTCGTACAAGCTCATCTCTGTGTTGTATGACTAATACTCTATCGCCTTTTTTATATTTCTTGCCTACTAATGCAGACAACATAATAGTTTTACCCGCTCCCGTTGGAGCGACAACGATAGTGTTTTTGTGTTTATCAAGAGCAATAGAAGCATCGTCTACAGCTACTTGTTGGTACGGTCTTAGTATCATAATTCCCTCATTGCTAGATGATGAAAGGGTAGCTTTACGGCACTCGTGCTACCCAAACGAGTTCTAGCAGACGAAGGTCAGTCTTGCCGCTAGATTCGCAAAAACCTATTTGTTAGCCCAAGATGGTGTTACACCATTTTGTGGCTGTTGCACTTGCGGTTGAGCTTGTACAGTCGGTTGCACAGGTGCTGGTGCATTACCATCACTTATGTATCCATCTTGATTAACAGTTACAGGTGCAAGCATTTTATTCTTGTCATCATAACCGTTAGTGCCTTTTTCAACTGCAATCTTCATGCAAATCTCCATACCATTTATTGCCTCAAGGCTTGGTATTTGTCTTAGTGCATTAGCTTCGGGTGATACATCATTTGGATTTAAACCTTTGGCACTATCAATAATACCTCTAAGAGTTCTTAAACCAATTTCTTTTGATACAGAAACACCATTTTGATTTTTCTTATCACCATCAAAAAATATGTTATGCCAAACTTTACGTTTATCAAATTGACCACCTACTATGGTAAATTCACATTCAATCCACTTAGCTGAAGAGTGTGCTGATTGCCTAAATATAGCATCTTGTGCTAGATCAGGAATCCTTACACCATCCAATTGTGGTTTGATATAAAGTATTGCACGAGCAATAGTTCCGTGTGGAATAAGAGAAAAGTCATTACCCTCATCAGGGGTTATATTATTTAAGTCAAGCATTATTAGTTACTCCTTCGTTGCTAGACGTTGGTTGTTTGGCGGGATCAACAAATGTAAGCTCTCTTTCTGATTGCTTTTGCCCACCACTCATTTTAGTCAGAAGTTTACCTAAGTGTGGCTCTTCCAATACATCGAGTTTGCCCGATCTATCTTTTGCTGGATAACCCCACTCATTTAACGTCTGACATACAAAGGCACGATATGTACCTGTTGTTTCGTCACCTGTCATAACTGCCATTGTGATAACTTCATCCACAATTCCTGGTAGTTCACGACCTGTCTTTGCGCCCTCTATTTGTAGTTCAAATAGTTTGCGACCATATTCATCAACCTTTTCGTCAAGAATGCCAACAAAAATTACATTCTTTTCACGAATATGTTGTAAATGCGTCAGCCATGACATCATCTCACGACCTTGCATACCATAAACAGCACGAGTATCTATTGTGCCGTTTCTAGTCCTATTTTCGGGTTGACCCATGCAATGCTGAAAACATAATCTACCAGCCACAGTTATACTGTCGATAAATATAGTATCATACTTTTTCATCATTTCAGATGGATCACCATATTGTTGCACTACATAATCATAATGCACTTGGCTATAAGATTGATCGTCAGTTAAGGATGGATTACCGCCACCTAAAAAACATGCAAAGTCACGACATTCAGCCCATGTCTTAGGGCGGATAACGTCTATGGGCCATCCTTCAATAGCTGCGTCACCTGCCTCTAAGTCCATGAACAATGTAGTGTCTGCATCTAAAGTCCTAGCAAGAGTAGTCTTACCCACTCCGCTCTGACCACACACAACAATCTTATGACCTTTTTTCTCAGCCATACGTTGTTCGGCTGTAATTATATTCAATGCCATTATTCTACCTCTTCCAATTTAAATGTTACACCCGCTAAGTCCACAGTTCTATGTGGCTCAAGTAAGGCTTTTATAGCTGGAGGAGCAGATGCGTATTTTCTTTCTTCTACAGTAACACTTACTTTACCGTAATGTCTTGCATCGTCTGCATCCATTTGAGTATCAAGTGTAGCCATAAGACCAGCTTGATCCCATTCAACCTTCTTTCTGAACGTAGCATTAAGTTTTATATTATTTGCTATCATAAAACTAGTAGAACCAAAATCCTTACCAGCTTCTCTTAATTTGTCACGAGCAGCATTACCATACTTGTGTTCAAAAACTTCATTGATAGCTTGCAAGTCTTTCTTTAAAGACTCCATCTCTTTCTCAAGAGACTTTCGAGATTCGATGAGCTTTGCTTCATCCATCTCAAAATAATTTGCGAATGATGTCATAATTTACCTCCTTTATATTTACGCTAGAACTTCATATATAGCACTAGTTACAATAAAGTCAATACCTGATCTATCATTTTTTCTTAAAACTTAACAAAATATCTATGTTATGTATGGCGAGCATAAGTTTTTTCTTTAACTTAAACTCAGGTGTAAGAACGCCTTTAGCATCTTCAACAATGAATCTGGACGATCCATCTTCTTCTACTAATAAATATGTAAAGTCGGCAATATAATTACATATTTTTACATCGTTAATTTTTAATTCGTATTTAACTTGCCTGTCTAATTGATCTACAACACCAGCTCTTTCCATAGCTTTTAATTGACCCCAACGCTCTGCTTCCCATCTGGAATCAAATTTTAAACCCATAGCCACAGTTTTTTTTGCGAAATACTTGTTGGGTTTCCCAACTTTTCGGGTTATAATTCGTTTATTATTGTAATACATGGGAGTTATTGTAATGGCAGATCCAAAAAAATTCAAGTCCATTGGCATAGATACTGATACTTATTATAAATTAAAACGTATATGTGATGATGAAAGACGCAATGTGCGTCAACAAATTAGTATATGGGTTGATAAAGATTATTCAAATAGATTTAAAGAAGATGATAATGTGACTCGTTTAGGTTTAGGTACACTCAATAATTAAGCGACTTGTTCTTTAATACCTACAGCTTCCATTCTTTTTATTAAACGATTTGCACGGTTTGTAACCTGCTTATGCCATCTTGAATCTTCCATTTGCACGGCACATTCGAGCCAATCTTCGTCAGCTATGGCGGCACAAAACTTTTTAAAACCAGATAAACGAGGACGACCCATATTGAACATCATGTTTGCACAGATTTTTTGTACTTCTTCTGGCAAATTATCAAAGTTATCAAACAATTTTTGACACTCTGATATAGTTCCTTCAACATCCACTTTAAAACAGTTATTAACTCTTTCTTCTGATACTGATGTACCTACTGGCTTTTCATACTCTTCATCCCATTCAGTAACTAAATGACCTATTCCAAATGTGGGCAAACCTAAATGATCTAAGTAAATTTCGTACTTACAACCCTCATCTTCTTTTAATTCTTCTCTTAACTCATCTATGTTCATGGTGTTTGCCTTGCTGCTATTGCTTGATTTACAGGACTAAGACCTAATAAAGCTCCTGTGCCTGGTGAATTTACGTTGATTGCTCCTAATCCTGTATTAGCTGCGGGTGGAGTTACGTTTATTCCTGTACCTGCTGGCGTTTGATTCCGAACATTTGTTCGGACTTGATTAGCTGTATTTTCAATTGCAGAAGTAACTCCGTAATTATCTGCAAGAGCTTCTATTTGATCTGCGCCTTCGTTTACGCCTTCTTGAAACATTTGACCAGGTGCTTGTGACATAAAGTTTCTTATGACTTGCCCTAGTGTCATAGCTCTTTCTGCATCTGTCTTTGCAGTTCTTACACCATTTTTATATTGTTTTACTATCTGACTATAGTAAGGAGCTGATGTTAAAAACCTACCTAACACAGTAAACTTTGCTAACTTGCCTAAATTTTGTAATGGACTAGCAGCTATATTAGCAGCGACAAGATCACCACCTTCAGCAGTTCTTGCGTTAAACTTTAATATTTTGGCAAACTCTGTCATATCTTTGCCCATTCTATCACCATAAAGAACATTTAATTTATTTCCTTTTGATGCTTCTAACATACGATCAGCAAACTTTCCTAACTTTTTACTATCTGTCATAACAGTTTCACCAAAGTCTTTAATAAGACTGTTCATAAAGAAACCTTGAATTTTTTTAATTGATTCTTCATCGTTTTGTGTTCTGAAATAAGTAAGTATGTCAGTTATTTCATTTGCTTTTGTAGAATTGTTCGCTATTAACTCACCAGCTTGTGTTGAATTTAAAGTGCCTTCAGCTAATTTTTTTCTAACATTACTAGCTTGTAAATTACCTAAATTAACTTGTGCATCTTTAACACTATTTAACAATCCTTTTAATGTATCACTACCACCTTGATCTACAATATTTTGAACAACAGTGTCATCCATTTTATTTAATGAAGTTAATCTTATTTGATTAGCTAAAGCCTTAATGCCATTATATTTATCTGCTCCACCAAACAATACATCTCCGCTTGTTCCTAGATTATCAATGGCATCAGCAAATTCTTTACCGCTAAATGATTGCGGACTCATAGAGTCTATACCTGATTTAGCTAAAGCATCCTTAACAAAGTTATTTGATACTTCTTCTCTAAATCTTAAAGCATCGCCAGGTTTACCAAATTTTGTTAAAACTTCAATAGCACCTTCTAAAAACTGTGGTCTGTTCGGTTTAATTAAATCTTTGTATATTTCAGGATCAACAGTTATGCGTCTTGCATCTCTGTCTGCTGTTTTTACAAAGTCTTCTAAATTTTTTAATTGTGTATTGCCTTGTAATTTTTCAAGTATATCTCTGCCTTCTTTAAAATCAGCTCTTGCTTTCTTTAACTGTTCTCCAGCTTTAGTAAGCAATGTTGCCTCATCACTAGTTAATTTTGCGCCTTGAGCAGTGATCTCTAAATTTTCACGACTCATTATGTTATCTATGTCATCTAAAATAGGTTTCAACACTCTACCTACAGTTGCGTCACCAGACATAATTAAATCATTTGTAGACTTTCTAGCGTTATACAACTGATTAAAAGACGCTTTATTACCTCTTTGTTTTATTAATGAATTTAATAAACTTAATTGTCCTTTAGCATCTTCAAAAGATCTACCAGTTGCTCCCTTTAAACTATCTAATGCTGTTAAAACTTTTGGTTGTAAATCTTTTACACTAATAAAGTTTCTTGAACCAAGTTGTTCTCCCATAAGATCATCAACAGCTTTAAATGTTCTTGTCATATTTTTGTTAAATTGTTCTTGTGCATTTGTAAAAAGACCAAATATTTCATTATCTATATCAGGATTTCTAGTCATACCAGGACTTGCAAACGCATTGGCTGTATCTTCAAATTGTTTTAACACAGCTTTTCTTGCTTCTGTTTCTGCTTTAATTAAAGCTGCATTATCTTCTTTTAAACCTCGCAACAAAGCCTCACCAGCTTCGTCTGCTGTACTAGAACCACTCATTTGAGTAAACTCATTTATTTTTTTAGACATAACTTCGTTGTTTTGTTTCAAACGATCAGATGTCTTAAATATTTTTTCTCCAATGCCTTGCGCTCTTGCAATAACTGATGGCGCTCTTATGGCTGATAACGTAGGCAATATACCCATATCAATTGACTTGGCTGCTGTTTCTAGCTCTTCAGACGTTAACTCTTTACCAGCTTGCAATGATTTTTTACCAACACCAAATGCTTTACCAAGTAATCCAAACAATCCATCTCCAACAAAACCTATAGCTGCTTCCGTTGCTATATCTTTAGCTATATCTCCCGCTGATTGTTTTGATACACCAGCTCCAGCTTCAACAATCTCTTCAACACCTTGACCAGCCCCAGCTCCTATTCCAGCACCTATGGCTGCTCCAAGAACAGGAATAGGTATAGCGACTTGTCCTGCTATAGCTCCGCCAACTGCACCTATGAGTTCTGGTGCTATACCTGCAAGATCGGCTAAGTCATAACGACTAAAACCATCTTCATCTATAAGTATATTTTTATCTGTTTCTTGCCCAAACTTAGCTGCACCTTCAGGTGTAAGAGCCAATCGACCACGTTTATCACGCACATATTGATCTTCGCCTATGTCAAATTTAGCTAGTATAGCTGCTTCTTCATCTCTATTTTCCGCTGCTGACAAGGCAGATCGCAAAGAAGCACT